GGGAACCAACGGTGCCGTGCCTTCATTGGCTAAGGTGTTGGAATTGGTTGCAGCTGTTGAGAACGCCAACGCAGGCATGAACGGTAAATTCTTGATCAACCCTAAATTGGTTGCCAAATTGAAGCAAACCGAAATCAGCAGCGGAAGCGGTGCAATGATCATGTCTTACATGGCATATTTCAACGGATTGGCCGACCAAATCGACGGCAAACCCGTATTCTCAACCACCAATTGCCCTAGCAACTTGACTAAGGGTTCTAGCTCAGGCGTATGTTCAGCAATGATCTACGGAGATTGGAACAACTTGGTAGTTGGTCAGTTTGGCGGTGTTGAGTTGGTTGTTGACCCATTGTCTCAGGCAATCGGAAACAAAACCCGTGTAGTAGTAAACCAGCACGTAGGTATCGCGGTTGAACAACCCGCCGCCTTCGGTGCAATCGTCGATTTGCTTACAGCTTAATCGATAGGGCGGTGTGGCTTAGCGGCCTATCCGCCCGCCAATATGGCCAAAAAACAAGAAAAACAGCCAGAAGTGGCGACGGTTGTAAGCGTGAGATTCACGTTTTCACCGATTGGTGCGTACGGATTGAGTTATTTCATCGGGGAAGTTGCCGAAATCGACGCGTTGTTAGCGTCTGAAATCGTAGCAAACGGACACGCTGAATACGTAACCGAACAACCCGAAGTAACTGAGGAGCAGACCAGCACCGAGGAACAACCCGAAGTAACCGAGTAAACATGTACATCGCACGCGAACTAATATCGAAAGACCACGCCGATACGGCATACATCACCTTGGCGGAAGCTAAGCAGCATTTGCGCGTAACTAGCAGCGCAGACGATGCCTATATTACGGGGTTAATTTCGATGGCGTTGGATGCGTGCGAAGCGTATGTTGGATATTCGATTCGGAAAGCGACGGTAAAGTATGCGTTTGACGGGTTCACCGGGCCAGTGGTTACGGTGGACACGTTAAACCCATTCGGCTATATTGAGGGCAACATGTTGCGTATTTATTCGCGCGTTTTGTCGATTACCAATATTAAATACATCAACCAAAACAACGCGGTAGAAACGGCAACGGGATGGATTGACGCCCCGGTTACATTCGGGCAGTTTGGGCGGTCTGTATTTTTTGAAACCTTGCCGGATAATTTGACCGACGACGATGTTCGATTGGTTGCCGAAATAAAGGAAGGTTTTGAACTTGCAAGCGCGACAGGCGTTAACGAATCGGCGAAATTCCCGCATTCGATTAAGTATGCCGCATTGCTGTTGATTGGGCAGTATTACGATAACCGTCAATCGGTGGTAATTGGCGCGAGCGTGAACAAATTGGACTACAACCACGAATATCTGTTGGATAAGTACAGGGTCGTTAATTTCGGATAAGATGAACGCGGGATTGATGGACGAATTTATCGCGGTTGAGAAATACACCGAATCAACCGACACCAACACGGGCGAGAAATTGCAAACGTGGGCAAATTACGCGAATTTCTGGGCACGCGTTCAGGAATCAGAAAGCGGGGCCGAATCGGTCGACGCGGATCGCAGAGAGCACCGCCAAAACGTTAATTTCACCGTGCGTTTTGATGCAGGCGTAAGCGTAAAGGATCGCATCGTTTGGAATGACCGATATTACAACATAATCAATATCGCGAACATTGATCGCGACATGTATTTGAAGATTCAAACCGACCTGACAGAATGAGCGTAAAAATTGAAGGCATGGCGGAATTGTTGAACGCGTTGGAATCCATGGGTCAAGAGGTGGACCAAAAAGCCGTTGCAGCCTTGACCAATGAGGAAGCGCAAAAAATTGTTTACGTTGCGCGTTCTTACATGCCCGAGGATAGCGGATTGGCGAAAATGAGCGTTAAAATTGTCGGGACAAAAACCAACAAGGGATTCACGGGAACACTTGCCGGTATTGATTGGCACAGCGAGCACGGATATTTAGCTCACATATTGGAATTTGGAACCGCGCCACGTTTCACAAAGGATGGAAAATATACGGGTCAAATTGCACCGCGCGGATTTATGCGACGGGCGTTTGATTCAAACAAAAACGCAGCATCCGAGGCGATCACGTCGGGGATGGTGAAAATAATTCGCGATTTGGCGAAAAAAAATAATTTGAAAATAAAATAAAAAAATATACACATGGCAACTACTGGAATTACCAACGGAACCCTGATCGCAATCTACAAGGATGTGAGCGGAACTTTGACCAAAATCGCAAACGCTACGTCGAACGATTTTGAAATCACAAAGGACATGATTGAAACCACCAACAAAGACAGCGCAGGTGCGAAGGAGTACATCGCGGGTGAGTATGGCTACACGATGTCGGTGGAGGGTATGTTTGAGGAGGACGGCTCAGTTGGAGCGGGCGGTCTATCTTGGAAAGACATAATCACCGATTTGTTGGCGGGTACATCCGTTACAATCGTATTGACCTCAAACGTAACTGGCGACATCAAATTGAGCGGTGCGGCACTTTTCAGCAACTTGAGTTTGAGCGCGCCCAAAAACGATGTTACAACCTTCACGGCCTCTATCCAGGGCACCGGAGCGTTGACTGTCGGAACTATCTAATTTTTTGTATCTTCGTGGTATGAACCACATCGAAATCGGGGGTGTTCAGCACCCCCTTTTATTTAATTTTAATTCAATCCGCGAAATTATGCAAATCGCGGGAATGGAAAATTTTAGCGAATTAACCGCACAACGCGACCTTGGTAAATCCATGGATTTTGCGTTGCAATGCGCGTTTTATGGCATTTTGGAGGGCTACGAAAGCCGGGAAGAAAAAACCCCATTCAAAACGATTCAAAAACTAGGCGCATCACTTAAGCGATTTTCTGAATTATCGCCAGCATTGGATGGATTCACGCAAGCGATTAACGACTTTTTCGAATCGGACGAAACCGAGGGAAAGTAGAACCCGAGGGCGAAGGCGCGCCGCTTACTTGGAAAATGGTTGAGCGCATCAGTTACGGCGAATTGAATTTGTCGGAGCGTGAGTTTTTGAAATCAACGCCCCGATTTTGGAAGCTCAAACTTGAAGGGCTCAGAAGCGCACAGAGACAAGAATACAGGAACCAATGGATTATTGCGCGCTGGACGGTTGCGGCAGCCATGACGCCGCATTTAAGATCTCCAATAAGCCCTACAAAATTAATGCGGTTTCCTTGGGAGCAGTCAGAACACGACGATATTGTTGCGACCGTTTCCAAACATAAAGATATATTTGCGAAGCTCACCCCACCCGCAAAAGCATGAAAGCAATAAACGCCGTATACAATATCCTTTCCAATAATTCGGCGTTGACGGCGGTTGTTGGGTCCAGAATAAACCCGTTACGATTACCCCAGGGATCCGCATTTCCCGCAATTACGATTCACGTAATTAGCAACGTGCCCCACATGAGCAAATCGGGGCCAAGCAAAACGGATTTTGCACGCGTTCAAGTCGATGTTTACGGCACGACCTATCAATCGACCTATCAGACGGCCGAATTGGTTAGAACGGCCTTGCAAGTGGCAACACCTGGAACGTTTAACGGTGTGGTGGTTCAAGTTATCGAATATGACGGCGAGATTGAAATGACTGAGGACCAGGCAGCATTTGCGGGGGTTTATCATGTTTCGCAGGATTACATAATTAATTACAATAGATAATGGCCAAAAGTCAATCGTTAAACATAGTAATCGGGGCCGATATCAGCAACCTGAAAAAGGGGTTTGATGCGGCGGTGGTAGCGGTTCAGAAGTCGGGCAAAATGCTCACAGAGGACGCAGGAAAAAGCGTTGCTAGCATTCAGGCGCAGTTTGACAAATTGGCCACGGGCAAATTGACGGGTCGAACCGTTCAGCAGCTCACAAATTTAGCAATGGAAGTTCGCGCCCTAGGTCCAGAGTTCGCCACCACGGCCAACTCAATGATCAAAGAGGCGGGTAAAATAAAGGACAGCATCGGCGACACACGCGCCGAGGTTTCGTACTTTGCAAGCGATACGCGCCGACTGGATGCCGTTTTGGGCGGTATTCAAGGAGTTGCCGGGGCATTCGGAGCAGTTGAAGGGGCAGCGGCCGCGCTAGGTATTCAAAACGAGGACCTCCAACAAACCATGGTTAAATTGCAGGGAATCATGGCCTTAGTAAACGGATTGCAGGCAGTACAAAACGCATTGCAAGCCGAAAGCGCAGTAATGATTGGATTGCAAACGGCAGCGACCAAGGTTCAGACGTTTGTAATGGGGCAGGCTACGTTGGCGGCTCGGGCATACTCGGCCGCGTTGTTAGCAACGGGCGCGGGGGCCGTATTGGTTGCGATTGGCTTGGCGGTTACGTTGTTCAAAAACATGTCGAGCGAAATCGACAAGGCAAAAGCCCGCCTCGAGTCGTTCCAAAAAGCGCAGGAACGATCGCTCACACTTGGACAGCGTCAAATTAAAGAAGAAGAACGCCGCGCACAATTGGCGATAAGTCAAGCCCAGGCGCAAGGCAAAAGTGAGGCCGAAATATTCAAGATAAAACAGGATAGTTTGGACCGCCAAAAGGCCATGTACATGAAGTACGGCAAAGAGGCGATGGACCAACTACACAAACAACGCCGCGAAGAGTTATATTTAGCAACGGGCAACGCTGTAAAAATTGCCGAAATACGCATAAAATACGAGCAGCTCGAAAACGATTTGCGCTACTCAATTAATAACGAGTACAAGGACAAAGTCGTTGCGCTAGAAGTTGAGAAAAACGGCGAAATCGCCAATCAGAGACAAGCCGATTTTAAGGACTTCGAACTCAAACAGGCCGAAAAATTAAAAGCAGCCCAAAAAGCCGCCAACGATTTGAAGGCCACCGAAATCGCATCATCGGCAAGCGGAACGAGGCAAGGCATCAAAGCAGTCGAGCCAGCACCGGTTAAAATACCCGACCCCAAGCCAATCGAGCACGCATATGCGCAAATCGATTACGCAGCGCAAAGGGCGGCATCGAATCAAGAGGCGTACGAAGAACGTTTTGCCAAATCGGCCGAGGGAATTAACGCGGCATTTAACAGCTTGACGGCCCAGGGACTAGAGGCGTTTGGTGAGTTAATTGGCGGCGTTTTAACGGGCCAAATTGACAGCTTCGAAACGTTTGGTAAAAAATTGCTAGGCGCGGTGGCGGCCTTTATGAAATCATTTGGCCAAGCATTGATAGCAACAGCAACGGCCTCCAAGGCGTTCAAAGAGCTATTAATTAAACAACCGGTTGCGGCCATCGCAGCGGGTGTCGCATTGGTGGCAGGTTCAGCCGTAATCACGGGCATGTTGAACAAAGGCCCCAACGTCACCGCATTCGCCGACGGCGGTATCGTATCGGGTCCAACGCTCGGTTTGATGGGAGAATATCCAGGTGCACGAACAAACCCCGAGGTTATCGCGCCATTGGACAAACTTAAATCATTAATGAAACCAAGCGATTCGGGGTCGGGTTACATCGCATCAACCATGGTAAGCGGTCGAGATTTGGCAATTGTTTTGAATCGATATAATAAAGATAACCAACGTGGCTAGGAAATATTACGGTTCGTTTTATTCGGTGACGGGGAAGCTGCACCGTGTAGAGATTTGGGATGCCCCAAGCGGTTCGGGGTCGGGCGGTACGGAATTGAAACTCTCGGGTGTTGGGTATCAAATCGAGCGAGACGGAGAGGGAGACACGTTCTACGAAAACGCCATCCGCCCATCACGATCAACGTCGTATTGGGTTATTCCATCCGACACAATTTTAGGCGAGTTCAAACAGATCGCCACCAATACCGAGCAGTACTGGGCTGTTTTGATTTATCAAGATAATCAATTGGTGCACGTCGGCAGAGCGTTGGCCGATCAGATGCAGTTTAAACGGGAAGCCATCCAGGCGAAACCCACGATTGAACTTGCAGCGGTTGACGGCTTGGAACTACTCAGCGGATTCAACGTTGACGTGGATTGGTTCACCGATGGGAAAATAACGATTGCGCAGTTATTCCGTAGGTGTTTGGACACGCTCGGATTAAAAGATTATTGGGTTGTGGCGGGAACAAATACGGATTATTTCCGCGATGCCGTTGCGATGTATTCAAGTGATGCAAGCCGAAAAGGTATTGATCTGTTGAAGGTCGACATAAATTCATTTGTTGATGATTACGACCCATTCAAGGATATAAAATCCACCGACATTGCGACGTTTCAATACGGGTCGAATAACATGGTTACGTGCAAACAAGCCATTGATCAGGTCTGAGATATTTTGCAGGCT